ACCGAGGTTGCCGGAGGTGTCAAGGCGCATTTTTTCTGTGTTATTGGTGGCAAAGGTTAAAGGTATGCCATCTGCTGTTCCAACACCAAAAGAACTTGCTGGAACTCCGCGAACGGTGGATGCGGTATTGTTAATTCCAAAAAACGCCGCAGCATATCCAGAAACAATGCAAGCAAATCCGTTTGCTGTTGATCCAGAAGAAGCAGTAGTAACAGAATTTGTACCAATTTCAGTTGGGTTTGCTCCAACTAAAAATCCACCCCCGCTCGTGATGCGGGCGCGTTCGGTGTTGTTGGTGGCAAACAACATAGCGCCATTTTCAATGTTCTGAACAACAAAGGTTTCGGTACTCGCTGACGTAAAGCCGACATAGGCTTTATCAGCAGAGGCATCAGCAAAGTTTAAATAATTGTTCCCTGTTGCCCCGGTTGTTTCTAATCGGGCCAGTTCGCCGCTTCCCTTAACGTGCAACTTTACGCTTGGCGAACTCGTCCCGATGCCGACGTTGCCCGAAGACGTAGCAAGGAAAGTGTTTCCGCTGATGGTTAGTGTGGTGCCGAGGAGGTTTGTAATGGTCGCGGACGACGAGGTGAGCGTCGTGATATTGGCCGAAGCAATACTCAGATTGCTAATAACGAGGCTGGTCAGCGTCAGGTTTGTGATCGTGGCCGAGGTCGCAGTCAACTGCGTGATGGTGGCCGAGTTGCTGCCGAATTCTGCAATGTAATTGAGCGCGTTAACCGCGTCCGTGCCGTTGGACGCCAGCACGACTTTCTTACCGGCAGGAACTGACACACCCGTCTGGCCCGAGACCTTTACCGTCACCGCACCGGAGGCGTTGTTGAAGATGAAGTAGAGTTTCTTGTTGGCAGGAACAATAAGGTTCGTGCTGGCCCCACCCGTACCCGTCAGTTCAATGTACATGTTACGGGCGACACCGGTCGCGCCGTTCGGGATGGTGATCGTGGTATCAGTACCGGTTGAAACGGCCTGAGTGACGTAACCTGAAATGGCCTGCTCGATCAGGGTTCCGAGGTTGGTATTCGTGGTATTACCCCACGAACCGGCTTGATCGCCAGTACCGATAAGTTCAATTGCAAGGTTAGTTGAATATGTACTCGCCATTTTGATTTACCTCACGCCGCAATTTGCGTCCAATTTGGGTTTTGCGTCGTATTAATACCTGACCAATTCGCGCTTTGCGCGTCGTTAATGCCTGTCCAATTTGCGTTTTGGTTGGTGTTAATCTGACCCCAGACATTGACCGGCCCAATAACACCCGTTCCAAAGACTCCGTTGACTATAACATTTGCAGCCGATTGAGTAGTAACTGACCCAACCGCCCCGGTCGCTGCAACACCCGTGACAAAAACCGTGATCTCAAGAAGGATAGTGACCGTGCCGACCGCACCTGTGGCATCAACCCCTGTAACGGAAAGAACCTGATCCGTCTTAACAAAAACCGTGCCGGTCTGACCTGTCGCCGCAACGCCATTCGGGAACGCTGTCGCACCCGCTGCAACCGTAACATCGCCAACTTCACCGGTCCCGGCCTCGCCTGTAACCAAGACAACCGTCGTGATGACAACCTTAACCGTCTCTGTTGCCCCAGTCCCCTCAACGCCCGTGACCGAAAGAACTTGATCCGTGACAACGAATACGGTGCCAACGGCACCCGAAGCCTGAACACCTGTGACCGGTGTAACCGCCGAAGCCGCAACCGTGACATCACCGACCGAACCTGTCGCCTCAACACCTGTGACGACAATAACCTGATCAGTAACGACAAAGACCGTACCGGTCTCACCTGTCGCCTCAACGCCTGTAACGGGAACATTGGCTACGCCAACGACCGTAACCGTACCAATCTGACCTGTGGCTTCAAGCCCCGTAACAGGGACAATGGCATGAGCCGAGACAACAACAGACCCTACCGCTCCTGTCGCAGTAAGGTTGCCAACTCCTTCGCCCCAGCCTTGTTCGCCCCAGCCTACGCCAGAAGCGTTCCAACCGTCGAAGGCGACAATAACGCCTGCCACGGCTCTAGCCTAATTAGGCGATACGGAGGATTGCAGTGGTCGAAGCCGCAGCCGGGAACTGGATGGTGAAGTTGCCTGCCGTTGAGGTCTTATCACCACCAAATGCCAAAACCGCTACTGCTTTATCGCCCTGCGTAGCGTTATAAATCAACGCCCCGTTCGCCGTAATCGTGGCCGAGTCCCACGTGATATCGTCAAAGTCCAACCACGCCGTCGTAGTCGTAAATGTCGGAACTTGCGAAATCGTAAGTGTTTTACCACCTGCCGCATAGTTCGTACCGGACGAAGAGACCTCATTTGAGGTCGTATACGCCGTAGTTGAAGCACCGAGCGTAGCGGAGGACGTATATAGCGCAATCTTGAAGACATCCGCAGCCGTCGAAGCCCGGATCACGCCGGTTCCGAAGTTGTGAACGCCGTCCAGAATTTCGACCTTAAAACTGGTCGTCATCGCTTGGCTAATTGCCATCTCAATCTCCTAAAAGTTTTGCAGCATCCAAAAAACCATTTTCAACCAGAGTCCGTCGCACGTTCATCCTTTCGGAGTCCTGTGCTTCTTTGAAGTATTGCGCTAGAACCCGATTGAGTTCTGAACGGTTATTGATGCGAAGAAGGCGATCTACGGCACGGTTAGCCAACTCTTCCGGGGTAAACCCGCGACTATCCGTCGTAAAAACCTTCACGGTTCCAAGTTCAAATCCACCTACAAAACTCATGTGACCGGAATCCTCACTTGACCAGAACGATACGCATCCTGTCGATCCAAGCCATCACCCAGACGTTTGAGAAGTGCAAGTGACTCCTGATATTTCTGATCGTAATACGTCATCATATCGGCTTCGCCCTTGAGGTAAGTGTAAGCCTCACGAAGCGAACCATAGAGCAGCACCGTCTCAAAGTTGTCACCTAACCATGAAGTTGAGTTCGTCACGATAGATGGCGGGTAATAGAAATAGTGTAGTTCAGCCGTATATGCCTGATCTGGAGTCGGCCCCAGAATCATAGTGTTGTCGTCAAAAATGGCGTAGTACTTAGGCTTGCCATAACTATTCGGCGGCGGATACGACGCACGGATAAAGTTCACATCCTTATTCAGCAGGTACTCGTAATCCTGCGTCGTCGGGTCAATGACCGCCAGCGAAAACGTCGAGAGCCAGTCCGAGGGCAACTGGAAATACTGAAGATTCTGCGTCATTGTGCCCGTGACGTTTTTACGAATCGCAGGAAGTTGGACCGAGTTATAAATCCGCTCTTCAGCCAACTGCACAAACGTAGGGATATTGGCTACGAAGGACTGCTCCGTAGACTCACAATAATCCTGAATCAACGTTGAGAGTTGACTGTAGTTCACGACCAGCCAGCCCGTACCTTGCCGTTGTTCTGCAAATTAATTTGCGACACGAACTTCTTACCCTTCGTGGCAGCACCCGCGCCCTTCATATCCATATGAGTGACGCCTTTGTTGACGTCCTTTTCAGGGTAGCCATTCTGCCCAGTCGGGTCAGTGTTCGGTCTAATCTTGCCGGGATTGAGTTCTTTCATCGCACTTACCTCGGGCCAGAGGACTTACGAACGGGGCTGCGCTGGTTCATCACCTTCGCCATATTCCGACCGTACTTCTTCATATCCGCGTTGGTCTTGCCACCCGCACAAAAGCCCTTAGCGTTCTTGCCGTGAGCCTTGCCCGCTGGAAGTTTAGCGTGTTCTTTCAAAGTCATAGCCATCTCAAATCTCCTAGGTCGTAACGACCGTTACCGTCCCAACTTCACCTGCCGGGACTAATGTATTGGGAGTTAGTGCCGCATCAAAGGAACTTGATCCCCCAACCGGATTCCAGCCCCATTGTATCTGACGACTGCCATTCGCACCGTCATTACCTACCGCAAAATAACTCGTGTCGGGTCTTGGGTTCCTAAGTGCCTGCGGATCATCGACTGGATAAAGACCCAATGACAACTGCGGCTGGTCAGGCTCCCAACACTCTGGACAAACCAAGATATTAACGTTCTTGGTCTTGATGACAATAGATTTCAACTGGCGCAGTTTGAACTGAAACCCGCAACGATCACACATCGCAATCGCGTGTTTGCCCGATGCAAAACGGTTAGGCATTTCAATACCCGCCTAAGAACGACTCTCTTGGGACGAATCTGACGGCGGCTTTTTCTCTGTCTTCCCCGGCGGCTAAATCCCAAGCCTCGTCATACTGGGCTTTCAAGATTGGTGTACGAATATCCGCGCCCGGTATCTTCATCGACAGCATGTAGGCCAAGCCTGCGACCATACAGGGCAGAAAGCGAAACGGGATATCCTGCCCATTCACGCCCGTGCCGGGGTCAAACATACGACGTAGCCGCGTGTAATACAGGGTCCAAGTCGTGCTGTTATCCGGCTTCGGCCAGACCGTGAACTGCGGGTGGACCACGACATTATCTGCACCCGTCGCCCCAGTACGTCGATTGATCCAAATCTGAATGGGTCGGCCTGTCGCGTTCTTGTTAGGAATAGACACGTAGGTACTAGACGAAATACGCGAGATATTGATGTCCTGCTGATTCGTGCCAGACCCCGTACGGATCACGTGATCCAAAAGATCGACGGTATCCACCGGAAGATCATAAGTACCAACGTTGTAGGTCAGGGTGTGAGTACCTTCCTCTAACGTCCAGAGGTTAATGCCTCGGTTAGACCAGTCCATCAGGAGTAAGGCAAGACTACGCTTCGACGTACGGAAGTCATAACCCGTGCGTAGTTCAGCACCACAACGCTCAAAGGCTTCCTCAATGATGGTATTGAGGTCGAGGTTGAAGTCTGTCGTCGCTGTAGTCTTATCGACCATTACATACCTCGCCGTCTATACGGCTTTACTTTTTCTTTAACGCCTTTAGGCTGCGCGACAAACTGCTTGCCTTGCGCTTTACCTTTACGTTTGGCTGCGGTGGTTCGGGCATACTCGTTAGGGCTGAGAGCCTTGATCGCAGCCTCTGGTAAATACCTTTCACCCGTGTCACTAGATCGTTTACCACTTTTTGTTCTCCATTTCTGCTGCGTCCAAGCCTTCAACGACTGTTGAGGTGCCTTCACGACTTATAGCCTCCGCCTTTAGCCTTATACTGCTTCGCTAACAATTGTGCTTTTCTCGCGCTCCACTGCCCTGCGGCGGTACCTTGCACGGCCCGAGACTTGATCGACTCAAACAGGCTCTTACGCATACCGGGCTTGGTGTAGTTACCCGCTTCGTTGACTTTGCTCTCGCCGCCCTTCTTGAAAGTGCGGATGGGCTTACCCGTGCCAATGACAGGCTTAGAATCCCCGCGCCGTTTGGCACGAGGAATCTTTTTAGGGTTGATATCGCCCATACCGCGAGAGGGCATCATTAGACGAACTTCCCTCGGGTCTTGCCCTTCTTGGCAATCCCGTCAGCACGTTTGGAAGCGGAGGATTTGACAGAGCCGCCGCGCTTCATCCCGCCTACAAATTCATCAACAGACATCTTACGAGCAGGGGTGTCACTTTCAGCCCTTCGCGGGGCGCTTACATCAAACCCACGCTTTTTGGTTCCCTGCATTAACTCGTCAATTGACATCTTGCGTGCCGGGGTATCGCTTTCAGCCCGTTTTGGCGAACTTACGTTAAACCCACGCTTCTTGGTTCCTTCCATGAATTCTTCAGTAGACATTTTGCGGGGCGGCGTATCGCTCTCAGAAGAACTTACGTCAAACCCACGCTTCCTCGTCCCCTGCATAAATTCATCAGTAGACATCTTGCGAGAGGCGGGTTCTTTCTTTTTCTCTCGCAGTTCTTTCAGCAACTTCATGTTTGCTGCCGCAGATTTATCAGAACGATTTTTATAGGCTTCAGGATCAAGTCTGCGGATTTCCGCACCAACTTTGCCATATCGCTCTTCATCAGTCGTTTTGCCTCCTTCAGCAAAACGCTTCATCCCGTAACGGGGACCAAACTTTTTAACGCGTTTCATACAAACTTCCCTCGGGTTTTGCCCTTCTTAGCGATACCGTCTGCACGGTTGGAGGCGGAGGAAACTTTCCCGCCTTTTTTCATACCGGACACACTGCGTCTCTGCGTTTTTTCATACGCTTCGCGCATCTTTTTAGCCATCTCTTCCTGACGAACTCTTTCAAGTTCGTCACGTTCTCTACGTGCCGCCGCAGCCTGTTCTGGTGAACGGCGTGGTCCTTGTGGACCTTTGGGCAGCGGGTTCATCAGCACTTCCCGCCCATCATCATTTTGACCATCTTGCCCTTGGTCTTGCCTTTGCTGGCAATGCCATCAGCGGCCTTGCGGAAGACCGAACCACCAGACTTGGCCATGCCGCCCTTCTTCATGCCCATTGGCTTAGCCATGGCGCGACCCATTTTGTCAGCCATGTCACCTCGCATCGCCATAGCACGGCCCATTTTGTCTTTCATACCTTTCTTCATCATGTTGGAGTCTCCAAATTTACGGCCTTTATCAGCCTCAACAAAGTCACGACCCACAGATTGAGGGATGCCAAGACGTTTGGCTGCTTTGGGGTCGT